CAGTAACTCCTTGCGTACCAGTTGTTCCCTGAGCACCTGTCGTACCTTGTGTGCCGACCGTTCCCTGGGCGCCGACAGTGCCTTGCGTACCGGTTATACCTTGAACACCCTGAACGGTTGGGGTTGCTGCAAATTGAGCAAATGATGAAGAAGTAGCAAATGATGCTGAGGTAGCTGTTGATGCGTTACCTAATAAAGATCCTGTAAATCCTGCGGTTGCAGTTACTGAGGTTAAGGCAGCACTCGAGCCTGATACTATGACTTTTTTCCAGTTTGGCATATTATATTTCCTTGTGGATTACGGTTAGATACATACACTTATGCCGTGTGTGCGCCTACTTCCTTGCGGCCAGTAATCTCAATTTATTATAAATATGTTATCTAGATTTTTTAGTAGATTGATTTGAATCTATTTGCGCAGCAATGTTTGCAATTTCTGATTCCAATTTCATTTGTAGACCTGCAATAGTTTTTGCATCTTTACCTGTAATAGTAATAATGTCTAATGCTTGCCTACAAATACTAATTTCTTGCGGCGTTAAATCTATAGAAAATAAATCCATAACTTGTTATTTTGTTTGATCAACATATTGATTTTGTAACTTGATTACTAGATTATAAAACATTTCTACATGTTCTCCCATAATCATTGTTTGTTTGAGTGTATTTAGTAGAAACTCAAGTTCCTGTGTATCTAATTGATTAACACTAGAAACTTGAGTTTCGTTATTTTTTGAAATAATATTTTTAATGAGGCCCATAACTTATTATATATAATTTTATGCATAAATCCAAATATCGCCAGCATTTGATGTATATAGTGCGCCTTGAACTGCAAACTCACCGGTAATTGGTTTTGTTGCACCATGATCATTTTCTGTAAATACATATGCTACAAACGATCCGCTAACGCCAGATGCAGATGTTGGATCTATTGTGTTAGTTGTATCTGTAACACCTGATTGAAATCCCCAACGATCTGTTACTGAATCATATCCGTATGCAATATTACCAGCAGCATCAGAACCGCGGTCAATAATAATACCACCATCGCCAGCTGTTGCTGAACCAGATGCCAATATAATAAATTTATCTTCTACAAAAAGATCTTGTACGTTAAGATATGTTGTAGTACCATTAACGGTAAAGTCACCTTGAACTATTGCATTACCTGCAATTGTTGCTGTGCCAGATGCATTACCAATATTTAATGTTGTTGCAGCGCCCGCAAAGTTAACTGTAGTTGCATTTGAATTAACTAAGTTAAATGTAGTAGCTGATGTTGTAATATCGCCACCATTAACTGCTGCATCGCCTGTTAATGTTAATGCAACAAATTGAGGTGAGTCTCCTGTCTCTAAACCTAAATCAATAGTTGAACCAGCAACGCCATTTGTTGTTAATAATGCTTGACCCTGACCTGGACTAGATAAAACCGATGCAGATACAAATGATGTTCCTGTGAAATTTATTTTAGAGGCTGCAATTGCGGCAGATGCATTAACATCAGCATTAACAATTACTCCCGTTCCAATTGCTGCAACGCCTGATGAGTTAATTGTAATATCACCACTTACGTTTGCATATGCATCTTGACGAAAATATGTCGCCAATGATGCAGAATCTGCAGATACCGTAAAGGTCGTACCTTCGCCAGCCGTACCGCCAACAAAGATGCCGCTTCCTGCACTCACTGCAGCTGCATAGTTACCTGTCGTGTCAGTACCTAATGCTACTGAGTTAGCTTGTATTGTTGCAACACCTTGTGCAGTGATTGCGATATCACCTGATACTGTAGTTAAAATTGAACCTGATATTGCTGGTATTAATGTTGTAGTGTTAACTGCAATGTCATTAGCATTAACGGTAATATGCGTGCCAGCTCCAACATTTAATGTTGTCGAACCACCTAATGATACAGATCCGCCATCAGTTAAACCGTTGCCTGCAGTTACTGTTACTGCAGAGTTAGCTAAACTTGTATTTGGAATAGCACTTAAACCAAATGTTAATGTGTCTGTACCTGAGTTTGCTGATATATTTAAACCTTGACCCGATGATGATGCAAATGTTAAATTACCATTAGCGCCATTTGCTAATAATAACGTACCATCATATGATGCAGTTGCAAATGCTGCCTGTGCGGTTACTGATGTTAAATAACCAGCGTCATTGACTAATTGCGATACGTTACTACCGGATACTACTACTTTTTTCCAAGTTGCCATTATAAAATTCCTTATTTTTTAATATAAATATATGTTAATTTTTTTTTTATTCTAATCCAACAAAAAATGAAGATGAAGTAAAATAGATTGCACCTACTGGCGCTGGATTTGTTAATTCTATACTTTGTGTTGCTAAAACAACAACACCACTTTGTGATACTGTTAATATAGGCTGATTATTAAAATTTTTAATTATAAAGATACTATTAATATCACTTTTGATTTCTAATGAACCGGTAATTACAGCACTTCCTGAGAATGGGAATCCGGTGCCGCCAACGCTATTAAGTGCATATGATGCAGTTACAGCATAGCTAGAAGATATATTAAATAATGAACCGGTTTGTAATTGTCCTGGTCTAAATTGTCTAGACATTATGCCCACCTACCTTTCACAATTATTACATCTGTTGATAAAATATTAAAACCTAATTCTGCAGTATTAAATACAATTGTTTGCGTAGCAGATGTAGTAGGCGTCCATGTATATGTAATTTTGTCAGCATATTGGCCGTTTATATATACATCGAATTCATTTTTAGTTGCAGTGCCAGATGTTATTGGATTAGTTGCTGCCGCGGCTGCAATAGTTACTGTAGTAGCTGATGCATATGTAGCTTGTTGTTCTGTAATATTTGTTAAATAATTCATAATTTCTGGCGTTATTTTTAAATAAATATTATCATCAAATTGTATTGACCCGCCACTTTGAACTATAGAATTTGGTACAGATGTGGAATTAAATATATCATCATATGAAACTACATTTTCAAATGTAACTTTTTTAACAGAAAATTGTTTACGTAATGTATTTACTCGTGCTTCTTGTGAAGAAAGTAATGCTGCTTGCACTGTTAATGGTACTGTAGCTCTGACTAAACGATCTTCTCCTATAGTATTTATAATTTCAAATGAAAATGAACCCAATTGTACAGGAAATACATTTGATCCATTGCCCCACGCAAATCTACTATAAGGCATAATTTGATCAATTAAATCATTTAGTTGCGTAGTAAAATCGCACCAAAGCATTAAATCATATTCGATATTAACATATCTAGGTATATCAACAATATATATTTTATCTGATAATGTTGGATTATTTTGCGGTATTGGAAATAATTCATCTTCGTATCGATTACGTTCATTATAACGTTGTTTGTATGCACGAACATTTCCTGCAGGATTTCGATTAACATCTAATCCTTTTACGTTATCTCGTTCTGAAACTGAATTTCTTTTTATCATCATTAATGGAGATTGAAGCATTCCTTTTTCATCACGCAAAAATCCCAATCTACGAACATTATCCCATTTTTCACCATTTGCAAAAATAACTGGTACTGATATCAATTGTTCTTGTTGTGTTATCTGCGGCTGTATTACATTTTCAATATATGACTTTACCGCAAAATCTACATCATATACAGTTCGTTTAGGAGTTCGAATAATATCATTATCTCTTCGAATTTGTTGCGAGCGATCTAATATTCGATCAGGCGTTAAACCTTCTGTACGTATAGGATTGGGTTTATTTGTTTTTCGATCAATATCTCTTCTATTTAATCTAGACATTCATTATCCTTTATACGCCGGGTTTAAATTATTACCGCCTTTTCTTAAATTTGTAATACCTGTTGGGGTTTGTCTAGTTGCATGTGCATCACAAATAATAGATACGCTATAACCAAACTGACTTCCGTTTGGCCAAGTATCTGGATTTTTTCCGGCAAAATACTGGTTTGCATCTACATTATCTAATTCATAATATTCATTATCCCAAAATACAATATCTCCAACCTCTGGATAAAAACTCGCTCGTTCTAAAATATCTCGAGATATTGCAAATTGTGCCGTTCTTGTATAAGAATGACCATAATCATCCATTGTTGCAGTTTTACCCTCTTTAGTAATAACACATGGAATTAAAATAGAATCATAATAAGATTTAGATTCAGATTCGCCATATAAATTACTAGCTGAACGTTCTACTATTAATTTATAAAACTCAATTTCAGTATCTATAATTGCGTTAATTAATTCAGAATTGATTGATGCTAAAAATTTTGCATCTCGCATTCCGCCAAAAATAGCCATACTTATCCTTTCTTAACCAACGTAAATTTTTAATGGAACTTTTGATAACATTTCATGCATTTGAGTTGCCTCAGAGTTTTGACGTGTCATCATTTGTTCTTTTGTCATTTTATCTAAAAATTCCCTAAGTTGAGTTATCAATGTTTCTTTTTCAGATTGGCCTTGTGATACCAAATCAGAACCATTTAATGTTACTTCGCCATTTGGAATAGGTACTGATGAATATTTATTACGAATATAACCTAACATTTCTTTTGCAAGTGCAATACCATATTTAATTATCCACGCACGACCCATATCATTAATTTTCCCGTAGGTTTGATATGTATATGGTATATTTGATGCGTCAGTTATAACATTGTTTAAAAGTGCGTTATTACCAAATAAAACGGATTGATTATTTTTATCATCATCAAAAATAAATTCTACATATACTTGTTTAAAGAATGGCGTTGCAGATGATGAACCTGTACCAGAAGTTGGCACTGGCCATATCTTTATATTATCGCCATGCACTTCAAATGAATAACTAGATTTACGTATTTGATCGTTAAATTCAATAGATTGTAAACGCATTAAGTCTGCATGAATTGGCATCATCATGAATGATACAGATGGTGAAAAACCACCAAAATCAAATGAATCTAACAATTGTTGTGAACCTAACCCGGTGCCAACAAATGGATCAAAATATCGTACAATTGCTGGTGGTGCATTATGAAGTATTCGTTTAATTTCAACTGATGAAGTAGTTACTGTTATACCTAATGAAGATGAAATTGCATCTTTTATATTATATGTTTGTTGGCCAGGTACCATTTGTATAGCAACTTGTCTCCATTCTACATCACCGCCAGAATCTGCTTCTGTGCCATATGCTTTTGATAATTTAGTAATATATCCAAAAGAATTTCCAACTAATGCTCCCGTTAAACTGTCATCGTTATTAGATAAAAATGCAGCACCGGTTTGAATACCTAATGTATTCATTAGATTATTAACAATGTTAACTTGATTAACTTGATTTGAATATTCAATTGCAGCCGCTTCAAACGCAGTATAAAAATTTATAGCTTGCATTTCTACATCCATTATGGGATATCCTAAATGTTGTGCTGCTGCTTTTGCAAATTTATCTGCATGAGATCGGAAAACGGAATCGTTATCAAAAAAACCAAATGGTGTAGATCCAACGGTAAATGAAGATGAGCCTGGCCAAATTGGTTTGTTTTCTGAATAATCCATGTTGTTTCCCTTTTAAATATAAATATCAATATCTTTCATTTAGCAATCTTAAGATTTCATCTAATGCTGCATGACGATGATTATCTGTTAATATGATTTCATTTACGAAGTTTGACTTAGTTAACTTAGGAACTTCATGAACTGCTGAATCATTATTAAATTTTAAATCTACTTGATAACGATCGCCTGTTAAAATCATGATACTATCTTTACCTAATCGCGATAATACCATTTGAAGTTGTTGTTTTGTTAAGTTTTGAAATTCGTCAACAATACAAATTGCATGATCAAATGTTCTTCCACGAAAATGTGCCAATGAAACTAATTCAATATTTTCTTCTTTTTCCATTTTATCTAGAATCTCTGGTTTATTATATACTTTACGCATATTACTACGTAAAGGAACTAACCACGGATCCATTTTTTCTGCCAATGAACCAGGAAGAAATCCGTTATCTTCATTTGATACAGTGGGTCTTGTTATAATAATCTTATTGATTTGTCTTTTAAAAAACATATCTAACGCAATTTGAACTGCTAATAATGTTTTACCCGAACCCGCTTTTCCTAGAATAAAATTAAATGGGGTTTCTATAATTTTTGCTTTTGCTTGTTTTTGTTCTTCTGATAGTGTAATTGAAAACTTAATATCAGTTTTCGGTGGAGTTTTTTCCCGATTTTGTGTAGCCATAACAACCTTAATTAATTTAAAACAATTTTGTAAGTGTAGATTCTTGAAGCGTCATATCTTTAAGGGTTTCTATTTTTCCTAAACCTATTTTTCTAATTGCATGATATGTTTCTCTAGGAGGATATGCAGTCATCACTTTAATAGTAACTAATTCTTTATCTGGGCCTAAGTCTTGTTCGATATGTACCATTAATACTAAACGTATAGCTCGTATACGATCTAGAACATCTACTAAACGACCATCATATCTGATTATCGCTTGCATTGAATATTTGTGTCTTTCTACTGCCATGATCTTTATTTTAATATAAATATTCGAATAGTAAGAAAGGGTGACCGAAGCCACCCTCTCTTATTTTACCTTAACTAATTAATTGGTTAAATGATTAAATCAAATTAACGATTAAAGAGTGTTAAGACCGTGTACGTATACTTTTCCGTAGAATTCTGGACGAACTACTTTCTTCGCGTAACGTGTCATAACACCTTTACGTGGAGTGAAGTTAATCGGATCATATACAAGCGGTGTCATAATCAAAGGAATATAAGGGCTAAATACAGCACCTGTTTCAAGGAACTGTGCACCACGGAATCCCATTAAGATTACGTTTTCTAACATGTATGGGTTTTTGTATACAGTGTAACGGTTATTGATTGAACCAATTTTTTGTACACCTGCCGCAAATTCCATTTTAGTACCATCTGTGTCAGCAGCAAATCCTGGGATAGACTCAAGGATAGTTGCAACTGCAGGAGATGTTACTAAGAAGTTAGCACCACCACGCAATGTTTTTTGGTGAATTTTATTAGATACTTTTTGAAGTTTAGTACCTAAAGTTTGGAACCAACCACCTTGAGTGTTGTAGAATCCATCACCTAATCCTGGAGTAGCTGTACCAGCTGCTAAAGTTGTAAATGAAGTACCATTCCAAATTGTATTGTTACGAGCTGACCAATACTCAGTTGTAGGAGCTGCTGCAATCAACATATCTAAGATCTCTAAGTCGATCTCCATAGATACATACTCAGACAACATTGAAGTCAATTCAGCTTCAGCATCAATTGAATGGTATGCATTTAAGTCTTGAGCAAATTCAGGAGTCCAAACTGCTTTCAACTTACGAGTCTTAGCAACGATTGGCTCAGATTGCATTTCAAGGTTAATTTCTGGAATATCAATATCAGTATTGTATCCGTTAGAGAATGCACCTTTGTTGTCTTCAAAATCACCACGTGTAATATCAGTTGGTTGTTTGCTATATACTAAACGCAAATTACCAGCACCAATTGAAGATGAAATTGCAGCTGCTTGAGTAGTTGTTACAACAAATGATGCAGTGTAATTGCTGTCAATTGATGAAAATGCTTGAACTGGTACGATATTAGTTTGAGCTGAACCAGAACGAAGAATAAATGAACGAACTGCATATAAATCTGCTTCCGTAGGTACATTTACTGTTATCATTTTATAATCAGATGAACCAGAATATGTAGAATCACCATTTACTTGTGCGGCTGTTGGTTGAGAACCAGTTGCTGCAGAAACAATGCTAGCTGTTTCGTTGATTGAATAACCAAAACGACCTGCACCATAAAGACCACCCGATGGATCACCTGAAGTTGTTGTTACACCAAACATTGAATCATCAGCATTTGGAGAACCAAATGGATCACCTGTACGGTTAAGATTGTCAGCGTCAAATCCTGGTTGAGCTGTACCATATTTAAAGTCTAAGTAAAAAATAAGACCTGATGGCAAGTTCATTGGTTGAACTGAAACGAATTCTTTAGCAGCAAACTCAGCAAAGATACGACGTACCAATGGAAGAGCTACACCTGCCCACTCTTCTGAACCAGCTGATGTACCAGTTGAAGAAGCTTCTTTTACTAATTGACGTGCTTGGTTCTCAAGCAATTGGGCCATACCTGCTTTTTCGGTTTCGCCACGAAGACCTTCTAATAGACCGGTCTTTTCCCATTTCGATGCCAACGCTTTAGCTTGGTTGCGTTGTACGAAATCGTTTGTTTGTAATAAATTTGAAATACTCACGATTTTCCTTTTTTTTTAATGTTATAGCAATCCTGCTAATTTTTTCCAGCGATTTGCCAATTCAAATCCTTCTGACAATACTTGTGTTGTTTCTTTGCTAGGAGCTGTTGATGCAGCTGGTTTGCTAGCATATGATTCTTTAACTACACGTTTTTTAGTCGGACGACTGAAAGACTCAGCTAATGTTGTAAATACTAATTTTACTTCTCTTGTATTACCTGCACGATCAAAGTTTTCAATTACTTTCATTTTTTGATTTTCAGATAATTCAAAATTGCGGAACAATTTGTTTGTGTAAAGAAGTTTTGCGTTAAGAAGATTTACTTCTGACAGAATTCCTTGAAGTTGCTTAACCGTTGCATATGCTTCTTGAAGTTCCATTTCCATTTTTTCTTTTTCTGGATATTCTCCTTCTTCAACTGGTGCATCTCCCGCATCATCATGTTTATGACCCATCATACCTTCTTCTTCTTCGCGAAGAATAGCTTCGATAATTTCATCAATCGATTCAGTTGCCATCATATCTTTCGAATGCTCATCTGATGGATCTTCGTCTGTTTCTGAATACATACCTTCAATTACTTTTTCCTCTGCGTCGGTTTCAGCATTTAAGTCTTCTTCTAATTCGCGAATAATTGCTTCAAGGTTAAGTTCTTCATTGAATTCATCATTCATTTCTTCATCACTCATCACCTCTTCTTCACCTGGTGCAGCTGCACCCATTTCTCCGTCGCGTGCCATGATATCAAATTCATCAAATTCTCCGTCTTGATCAACATCGATTGATAAATCACCAACATCAAGGCCTGCTGTGTTGTCGTCAGCTACTGGTTCTTCAGCTGGCATATCTCCCATTTCTGGTTCCATACCTGCATCGGCAGTAACATCAACTTCTTCTTCATCCTCTAATTCTTCAGCTAGCTTTGCAGCGATTTGGCTTTGAATTCTAGGATAAAAAGCTTCTTGTAAAGCAATTTTAGCGTTAGCTAAAGCAGTTTCTTTAACAGCTTTTGCGTCAGCGATTGCTTCTTTTAGCAAGTCTGATTTTGCCATCGTTTTTCTCCTTAAATTTTTGTTTTGGAAATAAGATTATTATGAATCTTAATAGAAAGTTTATAAATACTAGACACTATATAAGAGATAGCGTATTTACAAATAAATATGAGCATGTTTTAAAAAACAGTAAAAAAGCCCTAACTTTTTTTGTTAAGGCTTATACTTTATATAAAAATTTTAATTAATCTTGATTTGCACTTCTAATTTTTTGAATAAATTGTGCTGCTTGAAGTTGTTTTCGTTTTGTTACACTAGGTTTTTCAAATTCTTTGAGATCTTTAACTCGTTCTAAAATACCTGATGCTTTTACTTTACGTTTCCAAGCTTTCAATGCAAATGCTAAATCTTCTCTTGCAGAACCAATTACATTAACTGCTAATGGATTTCCTGCTACCGTAGTTTGGTGTTGTTTTTGTTTTTTATTCATATAACTAATTTAAATTTTTGATTGTGCGATTGTTCTTTGTGGCGTTTGTTCTTCTTTAACTTTAAAACGGAAAAATTTAATTTCTATCTTCGAAGAAAAATAACCTTGAATGCGTTGTGCTTCTCGTTCTGGGTCTTCTCCTAATCTAAAGTAGAAATAACCTATTTTACCTGATTTTGATAAAGTATGTTTAACTACTGTAAATCCTTTTTTAGTTGTCCATTCTTGAATTTGTGCAGCAACATCTTTAGCTTGAGATGGATCTCGTAACACATACTCAACGCCGCCTCGATAATCGTAAATATGATTAATTAACTGAGCTTCGTCGATATTTTCTTCTTCAGCCATTGTTTGTTTTATTTGTTTTAAAACATCATTGTATTTTTCTAGCTGCTCAATGTCTGCGTCGCCAATTTTAGGAATCGGCATTGTTTCTTCATTTAAACCAAAAAATTCTTTATATAATTTTTTTATGGTATTCATCATTCTACCTATATTATAATAATAATATATTAATTATCCAAATTATCCAACTTCAAAATAACGATTTAAATGTTGTCCAATATTTTCATATGCAAGTGCCATTCGTTCTTGAGCTTCTTTCAATTCACGAGCTGCCTGTTCAAAATCGCGATAATCTTCATGCATTCTTTTATTGCCTTTTTTATGTGCAACATTTGTCATCCAATCATCACTTTCTGTCATGATGCGTTCTGCTCGTTCAACAATTGTTTTAACACGTTCAACGATTTCTTCTATATCACCCTTGCCATATACAGAATTACCTAATGCTGAAAAGTTTTTTACCGTTTCAACAAAATCTTGTTTTTCTTCTTTAGACATCGGCTGAGGCTGGTCTTCTAATATTGTTTCTAGAATAAATTTTAAATTTGGTGTTCTCATTATATTATCCTACATTTACCATCTTCGCATAAAATTGATGTAATGATGTCGTTTACTTTATTATATTTATTTAATTGAATACTTTTATTCGCAGATTCATTCATGCTCGTAGGCCGCATAAAAGCCCCATGTGTAGAAGGATTAGAAACGAAGTCCCAACATATTAATTCAAAATCTTCTTGAACTTCGACTACGCCTTCACTACGTAATTCTTTGACTGATCCTAAACCTCGAGACGAAATACCTAATGTAATACCCGCTTTAAATAATTCTTTTAAAATCTTGCCAGATGGTGTTTCTAAAATTTGAACAGCTCCTAATAAATCATCACCATTCCACCAAATTTTTAAAACATTATGCGAAACATTATTTAAGTTAACAATTGATGATTCTGGGTGATCTAATTCGCCTAATGCACGATGTTGATCAATATATTCTTTTTGATAACGTTGGCACTCTCTTTCTAGAATATGTTTAGGATATACTCGTCCGTTTTGATTTTTTGCGCCAGCTCTCTGTAAAACTCCTTGAACAACAAAGCCGCCTGGAATTCCATATGCAGCACCACTTTGCTCAGTTAATGAACCAACTGGCTTAAATGGTATGTATTCTACAATTAAATTCTTTGACATATTACTCCCCTAATGCTCTTACACGTTCTGATATTCTAGTTAATCGTTCGGCAATTTTTGTCATTGCTTTTCCTGCAGCTGGACCGTATTGTGAAGATGCAATACCAGATTCATTCTTATATTTTGATGTATGATTTACAATTGTTTCAATTTCTTGTAATTTTTTAGCAATCTCTCTGATAGAATCTTTAATATGCATCGAAGGTTTTTTATCTCCAATTTTTTTAAAATCGCTATAGCTTTCTATTAGCTTTTCATATTTTTCATCCATTGCTTCTTGAACTATTTTATAACCCAATTGTTCTGCAGTTTTTTTATTAGGTTTCTTTGCAAAGGCTTTTGGAGTATTATAACCAGCTATTGCACTAGTTACATTTTGTTCTTCTAAATCAGAATCTTGTTCTTCAGATGCTAATTCTTCTTCAATTTCTATGAATTTTTCTTCCATTTCTTTCAAAAGCGATCTCATTAATGCAAACCTTTCAATTCTTTAATTAAATCAAAATAACGTAATAATGAAAGTACGTGAGATTCTTTAATTGTTTTCATATTTTCAACAGTACAAAGCATTTCTGAAAGTTTTTGAACTTTAATTTGTGTTGCTTTATCAGAGATTACTTTTGCTTGAATCGATAATTCATTTTTAATTTGAGGAATAATCTTTTCAATATATTCTTTTAATGCTTCAGTATCATTAACATTAATAATATATTTATTCAATAAACGTTTTTGTGATTCGTCTAAAACGGAATACTTATCATTGAATTTATCAATCATTAATTTATATGTTAATAATCTAATATCTTTTGGCTGTGATTCAAATGCTTCAATGAGTGGATCTTTTATTTCAACTCGTTTTTCAACCATCATATTATTTTTAATGATTACATTTTTACATTCTAATAATTGTTTAGGATTAGAAGATTCGTCATATTCAAAAATCATATAAATTGAAGCTAAACTTTTATAATTGTTAATATGAGCTTTAGCCATATTTGCAAAAATAAATTTTTCTGAAATTTCTTTAACTAAATTATATCGCTGACGTCTTAGTAAAGAATGATTCAATTTGTTATGAGTTGATTTAATAGTACGAATATAATCTAATGCTTGAGCTTCGCTGCGGAATTGTTCTTTTAATAAAGAATTATATAATTGTAATTCTTTAGCTAGTTCTGTATTTTTACCGAAGTATTTTTTAATTATATCAATAGTAACTGATTTATCTGAAGATAATGTTTCTGATGTTAATTTTCTAACTAACAGTTCAAAAAGAATGCCAGTGTTCTTATATTTCGAATGTTTCAATTTAGTCATTTTGTTACACAGTTCTTTTTATATTAAATAAATATGTTTACTATTATAAAATATTGTTTTCATCTAACAATGTACCCGAATCTGTGTCTTCTCTTCGTTCATATGATGTTTTTAATGATTCGGTAATAATTGTTTTGTTTTTATTCTTCATATTTTTTAAAAAATCTAAATTTTCAGAAGAAAAAACTTTTACTTTTCGATCAGTTCTAGTATTAGGTAAAAATGTAGATTTTTGATTTTCTGGATTAAATGCTTGTTTAATTTCTTTGCCGCCCGTAGGATCCCATCCTAATGCATTTTTATGTTGTCCAAATTTGATTCCTTCTGGTGGACGACCTCCTTTATCTTTTTCTTCTACATTATTAGATGACATATGAAGCGAGGCCATATCATGCGGTGTACCAAATGAAACTCCCGTTATTGTAGGATCATTTCCTTCTTGCTCAATTTGATTTTGACGGAATCGAAGTTTTAAATCTTCAATAACATTAGTTCTTTCTTGCAACCATTGATCTTCAGACATATTAAATATAAATTCATATATGTATTTATCAGAAACTAATTTACTATCTTTCATTGCTGTTGCTAATGTCATTTTTTCAGTCATTAAAGCAACTTTTTGTTGATCATAAACAATCGAAGGTGCTGTTAATTCTAAATCAAATCCAATTAAATCTTCTCCTTCAAAACCTTGTGCATATAAATGTACTATTGCAATCTTAGTTAATTCTGAAACAACGATTTTTTGAACGCGTTCGATGGTTCTAGCAAAACGAATATCCATCGATGCTAATGTAGTTTTACCTTCTACTGCTTCAGAATATCCTAAAAATGGCTTAGGAATTTTTAAGGCAGCCATCATTTTATTTTTTACATATTCAATATCATCTAAACCAGTAAATGTCATTCCTGGTAATGTGTCAATCGAAGTAGTTGAGTTACCTCCTCGTACTGGTAAGTAATAATCTTCTAACATATTATTTAGATTGAATCGAAGATTGTAATTACCGGTTTGTGGATCTATATGTGGAACTTTTTTCATTTTATTGATAATTTGTTCCATAAATGAATCTACTTCATTCGGTGGAATATTACCAATATCAATTTTAAAAATACGTTTTTCTGGAGCTCGCATGATACGATGTATTAACATTGCATCTTCCATCATCATTAATTTTTGAAATTCCTTACGAGCACCTTCTAACATTGATCTACCATATGGTAAAAAATTAGAATCAGATAACATACGAAAATGTGCTATTTCAAATGTATCAAATTCATTTCTAATATCAGAAACATGTTTAAATTTAATAGTATATTCGCCAGTAACTTCGTCATATTGTTCCCATCGTTCTAACTCATAGCTAGATAACGGCCGTGCATTTAATATACCAATTTCTTCAGCAATATCTAATTTTAAAAAGAAATCTCCATACTTTGTCATGTTTCGAATCCATGTCCAAAGATTAAATTCAATATTTAAAACATCATAAAATAAATTATAAAGTATTTTTTGAATTTGTGTATTATTACATTTAATTGTTAATAAATCTCCAAATTGATCAGATAATGTAGACTCATCCGAATAAATATCTAAAGCGGAACTAATAATAGGGTCTTTATCCATCATCTCATAATCAGCATAAAGCTGCATACGATGTTGTTGTTGGTAATAGTTGGAATCATATCCACCCATTCCGCCAACCATGTGCTTATTAGCACCGTGCATTCTAGTGTATCTGTCTGCAACTTTAGTTTGAGCTAAGTTACCGACACTTTGTAATCGATTAGTATCAACTACTTTTAATTTATCTTTTCCATATGCACGAACAATAACATTCGTAGAAAATAGATTTTGTAAACGTTTTCTTAATGACGCCATAATAATAATATTTTATAATAAATATAACTTGTTACAGAACCATGGCTATTAACGTATCAACCATGTTAGGTCTTCGTTATCATAACCATTATTCCAACTCCAACCGTCTATATTACTAGAAGGCTTACCAGTATAAATTGTTGTATTTTGTGATTTTTGGAATTGCGATAATGTTTTCTTATGAAGTTCAATTCCTTGTTGACGTAATTTTAAAGATGTATCTCGAAGCCATAAACCGATAGCAAATGCCATTACTAAGTCATCATTATATCCAGTTTGCGACTGAGCTTTTCCGTTTAACCAAACAAATACAAATAATTCTTGAATTAATCTTTTGCTTCGTATAACAGGTGTTTTTTCTCGCATATACATTTCTAGAGCTGATATCATTAATGGACGAGTTCGAGATGTTGTTGATACTCCCGGAACCATTTGGCTCTTATCTTTCATATCATAACCTTTTTTAAGTTGAACATCGACATCTACATAACCATCATCTTTATATGTATAGAATAAATTTTCATAGTTACGGTCTAATACAGGTTGAATTGCAGCCCATCCAATATTGGCATTTTCAATTGCTAATAATGCATTATTCCATTCTGTTGCAACTGATACTAACATGTTACCAAAATCTTTAGGAGGAAGTTTACCTTTATATTCTGCAACTTGTACAACATCTTGTACGTCAATAACGTGAAATGTAGACCAGTCGCCTCCATCGCCTCGTGCAACGTCAGCTACTACTATATAATCTTTTTCATAGTTCGGATATTCCCAAACCCAATATGCATTGTCAAAGCCTCGCTTTTCGATAGGATCAGTACATTTTATTTCATAATCCATCAATATAGCACCATCTATTACAGTATGTCCAGAACTAATAAAGTCACAGTCACATTCTTGTGCAGCGCCTCGTTCACCAAGAAGTTTGGTTTGTTCATCGCGCCAATATTGATCTCGATCCGGGTGTACCGTCCAATGCAGCTTGATTGTATGAAATCCATTAATTTCTTGTTCTGCTTCAGACCATACTGAGTGAAACCAGTTACCAACCCCGTTAGGTGTTGATAATACAATAGCACCACCACCTGTAGATAATGTTGCTTGCGATGCTACCCAAATTTCTTCAATGTTACGAATGAAGGCAGCCTCATCTATAATTAGCAATGAAAGTGCTTCTGAACGTGCACCGGTAGTTGCTGATGATACTGCTTTAATTTGTGAGCCGTTTTTAAATTTAAGAGAAAGTTTGTTATCTGCTTCAATATTACCCTTTAACCAACTAGGTAAATTGTCATGCATGACACGTACTTTTGTTACTAGGTTTTTTGCTACTTCTTGAGTTGTTGCAATAACTAGTACGTTAAAATCTTCTTTGAATAACATACTCCAAAGAGCAAACCCTGCTGAAAGAGTTGATATACCTAACTGACGAGACTTAAGAATTACATTGTATCGATTATCACGTAATTCCGTTAATGAATCTTCCTGAAACGGATATAGGTTAAATTTAATTTTACCTTTTTTCGGGTGTTGAATATAACAATATTGTCTCATGAAAAAAACAGGATCTTTAGCACACATTGTGTACTGCTGTTGTATGATCTGTTTTATATTTTGACTCATATTATTTTATAAGTTGATTAACTAATATACCAGAACCTAATGCAGTGATAAAACCGAATCCGAACCAAACTGATTTTTTATCATTCCATTTTGGTTGTAGTAATTCGATTTTCTTTTCTAAATCTGTTACAATGTTTTTTTGATACACAATAATGCTATCTTGCTTGTCAAGTTGAATTGAATCTAATGCAATTAAAGAATCTTGCTTTTTTGCTAATCGTTTGTAAGATGCAATTAATTCATTATTAATATCATCTGCTGCCCATAATGAATCTAAAACAAAAGAAATATCTGCTGCTTGCTCTTTAGTAAAACAAACTGTATCAGGTGCTTGTTTTTTAGTTTTTTGAGCAAAACCTAAAACAGAAACAAACAAGAAAATAAATAATACGTTTTTCATATTATGCCTTTTTAGGACGACCTCTGCGTGTTTGTTTTAAGATATTGTCTTTTACTTCTTCTGCAGGTTTTTCTTCTACTACTAGATTTTCTTTCTGCAATTCTAAGTCAACAATTTGTTCTTTTATCTCAGCAATTTCTTTTTTAACTGCTTTTCGTTTCTTTGCAACTTGCTTTACTTCAGTTTCAATGCGTTCTACATGTTGCTTTTTTTCTGCAACAGCGACGTCAATCTTTTCAATTTGTTTTGATTTTCTTTTTCCTGTAAATAAGAAAAATGCAACTACAGCTCCAATGATTCCGGCAATTGCTAATACAATGTTTTTAATTGTTTTCATTTATTTCTTCAACTCCATTTAATTTATTTAAAAAATTTTCTTTGAATTTATCGAATTCTTTTTGTATAGTTTCTTCAAATTCTTCAGTGGTCATTTTTGCTGCCCACGATTCCGTTTCGCCGTCTGTATTCGTAATAAATTGTGATGCTTGAGTATATGTTTGTTTTAAAAGTGCAACATCTCGTTCAGCATCACGTAACCATGCTAATGCATTTTCTTTTACTTTATTTCGAGCATATTCATCAAATGTACCATCTTTTTTCATTTCATGTTCCATCTCAATTACGCAGTCAAAACACATTCCATGAATTCCTCGCATTTTTTGATCTAGCGGATGTGTGCCATTACATGTACATACATCTTTTTTACAATTAGGAAATGCGCGTAGTTCTTCGCGAATCGATTGAAATACATCTGAATTTTTTGTTTTTCGAATTCGAAACCCATCGCGTTGTTCTACTATATATACAGTACCAGAAGAATCAGTTTCTTCCCAAACATCTCCTATTTCACGATGTTCAGATTTTTTTGCCGTTTCTTTAGCATCAGAAAATCCAATTGTTTTTTTAGTTTGAAACTTATGGGTGCCGTCCAACATTTGTTGAATAGCTTTAACGTTTTGTAACTTTTTAGACATATATTATAACTTTTTATTTTTCTGCTTGTACAGATCGCATTTTTTTAATAGATAACCTAGCTAATAATTGATAAAATGATCTTACATCTGCAGTATCACTATCTTGCATTAATTTATCTAAAATTCCATTTAATTTTTTTACTTTTGTAACAGTACCGCCTTGTGTTAATTGCTCTAAATCTTTAGCAGTAATATTAATAGTTGGCGTTTCTGCAGGTGCAGCTGCTGTTGTAGCAGGTGCTGCAGGTGCTGCTGCGTCTGGTGTTGCTACTGCGTCCGGTGTTTCGGCAGTTTCGTCTTCTGGTGCTGCTGCATCGTCTGCAGGTTGTTCGTTTAATGTACTTTCTTGTAAAACTTTTGCAATTTTTCTACGTATATATTCTCGAACTAAACGTTCTTTTTGTTCAGATGTTAAATTTTCAATTTTATCTTTTAACACAGCTTCTACATCTTTCTTTTCAGTTTCAACACGTTTTTTCATTTTTTTTGCAGCATCCTTAGGATCATATTCGCCTTCTTCAATATCTTTATAAAGACGATCATCTGCATTATATTTTGGATACATCTTGCCATCATCTTGCATCGGCTTATCTGTTTTACGTAATCCTAATGCCTTTTCACCAGTAGATTTTGGGTTTAATTTACCATCCTTATCATCCAGTGTGTAATCTTTAAGATCTTTTCTAGATTTTGGTTTTTGTGATTTTTCTAAATCTTTTGGTGCTTTATATTTGCTTTTATGTTTTTCAGCCATTTTATTATCCAATTTTAATATAAATATATCAACGTGCGTATTTCAATACTCCTAGTATCTGATTAACTGGAGCAAATGCACCTGTTAATTTATATGTATTGCCGCCATATGTAAATACTACACCTTCTGATGGTACAATTGCATCAAACCCACCTAATCGCTCTATGCGTTTTAATTCTTGTTCTAATTTAGAAATTGTATCAGGGTTTGGATTGTTTTGTAAATCTCGAATCAGTTGTGCCATTTCTTGTTTGATTTCTTGTACTGACTTTGATGGATTTGCTGCTAAGAAATTTGTAGCATTTTTTAAAACCACCGCGCCTAATCTTAAAAAGATAGTTTCAAACGGTTCCATGTTTTGTTTATAATATTGTTTGAATTCTTTTTTATCAAAATCTAACACCCAATTTAAAAATTCTGGATTCGTTATTTGTTTTTTAAGTCCAGTTAAATTTGCAGATTTATCAAAGAAGCCCCAGCGATAAATTAATGCCGTTAAAATATCTTCCGGAATTTCATATCCTACTTGTTTAGCTTTTGATTGAATAACATCTCTCCACCATGCTTTATGATATTCAGTAACTCGATCAGTATCTTTTAAATTATATCGATTACGTAATTGATCTACTTCATTAAAAAATGCAGCTTGTTGATCTTCAAAATTAGATATTCTACCCATTTTAATTTGTTGTGGCGGAATAAATGAAAATGTTTTTTGAAGATGTGCATTTGCATCTTGTATAATGCGTTGTACTGTAGCACCCCCAGTTAAATCAGTTTGAACAATATTTGCTTGTTCATCATATTCAACTAAATTATGAAATTGTAATACTGCAACTTCATATGAAATAACATTTTTAGTTGCAGGATAAATAATTTCCATGTTAGCAAATACGCGGCCATTTTTAAATATTTGATTTAGAGTAGCTGGATTAACTTTATTAAATGCTTCAGATAAATCTTCCGCTGCCCCTCCGAATGCATCTGATATAGGGCCTCTATTATCAAATTTTGCTTGAATTTCTTGCACTGACATTGGATTAATTACAGTACCTTTATTTCTAGCAAATCCGATTTGTCCGTCTTTCCACGTAACTTGAATGTTTTGACCATCAGTCTTTTCAGTAACCGCTGCTTCGATATCTAAACGTCCTTCTAATCCGCGAGAAATAATTTCTTTAATATCATTGAAAGTTAATCCATGGTCGTCATATGGATGTGCCATATGTCCTGCAGCGCCTCCTTCAGTTAAAACAGCGCCCATCACTGTTTTCGGGAATTCATCAAAATCATAAACAAATGATTCATCACCTTGACGATCTAAAAATTTATTTAGTTTATTAATTTTCTTTTTATGTCGTTGAGTTTCAGCTTTATTCATTGTAGCTGCAAATACTTCTTCAATTTCTTCTTGCAATTCATTCGTCCACCAATCTTTAGAAAATGTAGCAGCTTCTTGAACACCTTTAAGTATTTGCCAAGCATTTTTAACTTCAGCATCATTATTATTTGGATATGATGCTCGAAATGCTTCGTAATTGTCTGATGCTAATGCATTTCTTACTACAGTTGCGGAAATAGGTTCTCCATTTTTATATGACAATGGATCGACGTCTACACTTAATTCCGTTGCATCAATCCCAGCTGGCATTTGTCGACCTTTTTTGTCGCCAATTGTAATATATTTATCAAAGTAGGTTGTATTTCTACATTAGGATTTGAATTTAAAATATTGAATAATTCAATAGTTTTATCTCTAGTAATACCTTCTCGTTCTTTTGGACCAATTAAAAGAATTACTCGTTCCACTTCGGGATGTTGAGCATAGCGTTGTGCTAATGCTAAATGTGCTCCCGTTAAAGGTTTAAATCCGCCAGGAAATAAAACTGTTATTTTATTCATCGTGTTTCCGTTTTATATAAATATATTATGTCCAAGAACCATATGCAGATATTATATAATATCCTTTTGTAGTATCGCCAGTTGAATATAATTGTATCGATGACGATGCATCTGTTGTAGCTCTTGTTAAAGCTCCATCAATCGGTGTTGTACCAGATGGATTAAGTGTTAATGTGTTTGCGCCGCCGATTTTTTTTATATAAAAAATTCTACCAACTCCAGCAATGTTTGCAGCCGGTAATACTACAGTTACTGCATTTGATGTTGTATTCACGGCAATAAATGTATCAGTTGTAGTTGGTGTATATGTCGGGTTTGATGTTTCTATATATTTGCCAATTTTCATTGAGCCAGTATTATTTATGCCTTCTAAAAACGTTTTTTCAAAAATTTCTTCTGTTCCAGTCATGGACCTAGGCGTAGTGCTAGTATTGCCTTGAGTAGTTATCGTATAAACGCCGCCTTGTTGTAATTTTACTCTTCCCATATAATACTTTATTTTGCTGCAGCTCCCATATCACCGATTGTATCATCAATATGAACTGATCGACTTACTGCTATTTCAATGTATACAAATCCAGATTGCCCTGTAGTAATATTCGGCAAATAAAATCCTGCTAAAGGTCTACTAAATGGTATATCTACATCAAATATCACTCGCTGTATTTGTTGTCCGCCTAATGCTCCATCTAAACGTAAATTATAAAGAAAAGGATCTCCAACAAGACCGGTACCTAACGGTTGTAAATATGATGCTGAATTTGCTGAAGTAATTGTTACTGATTTTTGTCGAATGACATTTGCTTGAGCAACGCCGGCTATATCTGCATTACTAGCTGTTACATCGCCATTTGCTTTTAAATGAAAGTTACTTGAAGATATTTGTAATAAACCATTACTACCACTTATAAATGTTGTTAATGGATTTCCAAAAAAGAATTTGTCTGTTCGAACATCAATTTCTGAACCTGAAGTTGCATATCTAAAATAACTTGCAGTATTAGCATAAAGTTCTAAACCAACGCCTGAATAAGGTTGTCCTTTAGATGTTTGGCCTGGCATAGCTGATCCGGACCATAATAAGAATCCTGGAAATCCTGCATCGAAGCCTTCATATCCTAATGATCTTACAAATCCAGAATTAGGATATCCACTAATTGCTACTCCGCTATTCAATGAATCTGCAACATACAATGAACCAGTAAGCATTGAATAATCGCCATCGATATAACGATTACCGCCTTGCCAATCTTTGTTATTTACATATGATATTTGTTTGCTCTTTTCGCCATTAACATTGTAATATTCAACTTTAAAATTAATCTGATTGTTAATTTTATGTGTTGTATTTATATAAGATTTAATTCTTGTGTAATTAGGAGTATATCCAGCATCATTATCTGATGTAACATGTATATCTGATACTATCCATTGGCCAGCTTCTACTACTAATAATAACGTAGCATTGCCGGAATTGTCTGCTTCAAAACTAAATGTTTTATCATCAAAACGTTGTTGAGTTCCTGCAATTGTTATTTCTCCTACCCGTTTTCCTAACTTAGTAGAAAATTCTTGATTAAATATATCAGTGGTATTTTGTACAAAACTACTACCAGATAAATATATAGATAATTTTGCAGGTTCATTACTAATCGATGTTCCAATTGCATCTAATGATACTTTATAAGAAGAACTTGCTAAAAATACTCCAGCATAATTAGATTTAATTTGTGCTATTAAAACTTGATTTGTTGCATCTAAATTTAGTGAACTAGATGTAATTAACATTCCATTTTCTATAGAAGCAGTCGTCCATGTTAATGTTGCAGGAGCTAATATTTGGGTTCCATTATATGATTTACCTTGCCAATATGTATCGATAATACTTTGAGATGTAAATACTCCTATTGATTTATCTGGATATAATGATGATGTACTAGGAACAAATATTTCTGTTTCTTCTAATTCAATATCATTAACTAATTCCCATGTTCCAACTGTACCGTTATTATTAGTAAATACTTTAACTCTAGAAACATCGCCAGTTGCTGGCTCTAAACCTTGTACTTCGATAAATGCAAATGATTGAGAATTTTCTGTTTCAACATATGTTGGGGTTACTTCATATGTTAATGAAAACGACGAATTAGCAAATTCATTATATGTATGAGGAAATATACTTTGGCTACTTAAAACCGTATATTCTCGATCTAATAAAGCCGTTGTTGGGTTTAATATCTTTTTAATCGTAGATACATATGGCGTTGTAGATATGTTGTAATTAGGCGTAGGCGTAGGATTAATCGGAGTTGTAACGGTAATAGTCCCTGTAGACATATCACTTGTAAATGTTCCTCCTTGTATTTCTACTGCCGGCTGATTGTTATATGAAAAGAATCTTACAGTACCTGTTGAGTATGTAGGAAACTGAACTCCTCCAGGAAATGTTCTATCTAATTGTACTCCAATTAATTCTTGTACAGTAACTATAGGTTCTTGTTCAAAAATAATTTCCGACGTATTTGAAACATTTGGATTAACTGGTATTGTTTTAGTCCATTTAACATTCGCCCGGCCTTGCCATTCTTGTGGCACTGGTAAACCATTAATAGTAGATGCTTCTGCTAATAATGTAATAGTACAATCACCAGGAGATGTATCTTCATACACATAAATTGCAATTACGCGACTTTTATCTTCATCAATATAATCAATAACTTGCGAATATATAGGAACACCATTATAATCTAAAACTTCAAAATTTAAAACGCCGCCTACTTTTAAATTCGTGGGATGTCCTCGAAGTTTAAATAGATTTTTTCCTGAAGTTAATCGTAATGGAAATTCAGATATTTGAAAATATTCCGTCGACGTTGCTGATGTATCATTAAAATAAACATCAATAAACTCTAAACCTCTATAAACAGCTTCTTTGCGTTTCATGCACGATATATTCTTTTATATAAATATTACGAGTGATGAATCTGGCTAAAACCGTTTGTCTTGTTTACTTCGATTAAATTATCAACCATATCACGCATAGAATCAACGTGTGAAATAATAATTGAGAAATCAAATTTAGTTCTGAAATAATCAAATAAATTTACTACTGATGAGATGTGTTCTGAATCTAAACTTCCCCAACCTTCATCAATTGCAATAAAATTTGGACGAGGTAATGCAGATACATTGATAAGTGCTATGCGAATTGCTAAAGATGAAATAAATCGTTCCATGCCACTTGTTAATTCTAATGGCCAATAGTTATCTTCATCGTAAATAATATATCCATTAATATTTTTACCATCCGTATTCAATACCATATTGAAATCAACTATTTGATTGAGTACATTATTTATTTCAGATTCAATTTTAGGAAGAGCTTTTGCAACTATTTCATAAGGTACGCCATCGCGCTTCACTGCATCTAAATAATATTCATATGCTTTATATTCAGTTTCAAGTTGACGATATGAATCTAATTGCGTCATTGCTGTGCTGCGTTTAGTTTTTGCAACTTCAATTGCGCCGAAGAGTGATTTAATTTGTGATTGAATTTCTTTTATGTCTTCCGTATACATTTCAATATCATCTTTACATAAAGTAATTTTAGTATCAATTAATTTGTTATGGCTGATTGCTGTTTCATTTTTTCTAAATAAATCTTGTCGTTCTAATACCGTTTCTAATTCAGATTCTCGAGTTTGTAATTCAGATTCTGCAAGTTGTAGTTGAAGTTCTTTTCGTTCAATATTAGTTGCTGTTGATTTAATAGTCTGAGAATATTGTGTTAATTCATCATATTGAACTTGATATATTGAAACTAATTCTATTTCTGTTTCTAATTCATCAAACTGTCGTTCTAATTCTGTTAATATTGCTCTATCTTGATCAATCGTATCCTGGGCTTCGATTGCATCTTGCACAAAAACGTTAGATGTACAGTATTTGCAGTTCGGATCATATTCATGAGATTCAAGATGCTTAATTTTTCGTTCTTTTGCATCAATTATTCCTTGTTGTTCTTTTATGCGCGCATTAATATCATTATGCTGTTCAATTAGTTTTTTATGCGTTTCAATATTTGTTTGTATTTCTGTTAAATTGTATTGAGATTGAATAAGAGACTTTTGTGAAGCATTTTGTTGCTTCAATTCAAAAATTGTTTGTTCTGCCGTTTCAATATCAGATTGTAACGTTTCAATTTTATCAACTAATACAGTTTCTTGTTGTTCTAATATTTTAATATCTGGACCATCATATGTAGTTGGAAGTTTAGATTCAATAAGTTCAACGATTCGATTTTGTAAGTCATTTCTATATTCTTGCAATTTATCTTCTTCAGTTTCTAATGATTGAATAGTATCATGGTTTTCATTTATAATAGCATCAGCTTCTATTATAATTTGTGCAAAGTCCGTTTTCTTGTATTCTTTCAATTTACCTGCAGTTTCTTTAATTTCATCTGCAGCAAGTTGGTAAAGTTGTTCAAATACTGTAATATCTAAAAATTGCGATAGCAAGTCTTTTCTTTCTCGTTGAGACTTTTCAATAAAATTATTGTTGTCAGCTTGCAACGAAAATGCAGTTAAAATAAAATCATCATATGTACCTAAGTAACGACGAATATTTTTATTTGTCTCACTACGCTCTTCTCCATTTAAATTTTCTGATTCAGTATAAAAATCAACATCTACTTTAACGTGTGTTTCTTTTTTCTTATTTTGAGTGCCACGTCTTTCAATAGTATATACCGTGCCATTCATTTCAAATTTAAATGTGCCTCGGAACCATGTTTTTTTATTGTTTAATACTTCATTTGCTTTACCTGTTTTACTACATTTATCGAAAATAGTATAAGTAATTGCATCAAGCAATGAAGACTTACCAGATGTATTTGCGGCAAATAAACCACATACATCTTGCAGATTTTCAAAATTTAAAATATTACCTTCGCCATATGAAAACATGTTATCAAATTCAAAAGATATAGGATGCCATGTTGTGTGTCGAACTGATTCTACTGCAGGTAGTTTTGAATTGATAGTTCTATTAATATGACGAATTGCATCGATTTCAGCTGGCGTTGCTTGTGGAAAATGATTATCAATGAATTCTGTTAACAATGTATTTTGATATTCAACATCTCGTACATTGCCTATTGCTAATGATGAAGAAGCTGCAGTTGCTGCACTACCAATTGTTCTTTGAATTGTAATGTCTTCTACAGAATACTTTTTGCGTAACGATGCAATAAGTTTTTTCATATCTGCCGCAGAAGTATCATTAAATTTAATACGAATCCTAGGACGTTGTGGCATACGTGCTGGAGCATTGACAATTGAAGCACCTTGCGTTTCAATTGTCACATACCCATATTCATTTTCAATTTCAGCAAAATCTGCAGTGCATCGTTCTAGATCCCAAACTAATATCCCATGTATCAATGCTTCGCCATGATTTTGTTGAATCAATGAACCAGGATATGCAATTCGTTTTTCGGCATCTAAAAATTGTGCTGGTTTATGAATATCTCCTAATAATGTAATGTCGTGTCCTTCGAACAAATCGACGCCAACATGTTCATTTGATATTTGATAACCAATATCTGTTTTAGCAGTATTTACTGCACCATGGTGCATTGCAATTTTATATGTAGCATCAAAATCTTTTGCACGAATATAATCTGCAGGTGTCTTATCAACCGCCATATGATTCCATGTAGCACCGCCTAATTCAAATAAACCATTTTCTTTAATAAAATGTATATTAGGATTCTTGATAACATCTAAGACAGGCGAGACTGCATCTACACGGTGCATATTATTTAGGTTCATATCATGATTACCTAAAATAACAACAGTAGGAATTGTAAATCCATTGAAAAAATCTACAAGCATTTGAACTAGCTCCGGTGACATATCTAATTTGCTATGAACGATATCTCCGGTAACTACTGCAACACTATTTTCAGTTGCGTGAGTTTCAATGTAATTGAATAAATTTTCAAATACTTGACGATATTCTTTATGTCGTTTCAATGTACGAATATGCACATCTGAAATGTGGAATATTTTGTCAATTTTTTCAATACTAGTGTCTATGTGTCTTATGTCCATAACATGCCCATTTTGAGTTGCATTATGCCCTCAAAAGTTAAAATATCTGTATCATTTAATATTTCGCGAATACGTTCGAATCCTAATTCAGATGCATCTGCATCCTGTAATTCTACGAAATGTACATTTAATCCTTCTGCCATGAATCGTTCTGCAATTTGAATTGCATTCTTTAATGCATCGGCATCTAAACAAATGTAAATGTCTCGTACTCGTTTTTCTATAATCTTTTTTTGTAAAGCTGGTTGAATGATTTTTCCAAATAATGGAATAGCATTGCGTTTTATTGCAATTGCATCAAAAGCACCTTCACAAAGAATAATCGGTTCATTCCAATTGATAGTTAAATCAAAACCAATAATATCTTTTGAAATTTTAGGATTCTTATGTTTTTGTTTATCCGCCTTATAAAAAGCTCGGCTAACAAAATAATTTAATTGTCCCGCATCGTCATAACTTGGTATGATTATTTTACCAGAATATTCTCCGTTTTCACAATAACCAATTCGATACTTTAAAATATCAAACATTGTTACTCCTCGATTTTTTAAATATGAAATTGCATTTCTATAATCAGGAGTTTTCTTTGGTTTCCATAATGGAATATAATCTTGCGGCAATTGTATACTAGCATTTTCTCGTTTTGTTTCTTCTTGAGTTCGATAACGAGATGATTGCACAATGCGTTCTAATTGTTCATGATATTGTTTAGGCAAGTTCATTTGCTTAAACAAACTAGAAATAGATCGACCTTTTTTATCAGATATCCAACAGTGCCAAGCATTTTCGCCG